GCTTCTCCGTCGCGTAGACCGAGATGTATTCCGGGTCCGGGTCGTTCGCCGGCCGCTGCCGCGCCAGCGCCCAGGCCACGATGTACGCCTTGATGGCGACGTCAGATTCGCCAGGAATGGGATTGTTGCCGCTCGAGATCACGGCGGCCATGGCCGGCGCGTACGCCACCCACAGGTCCACCGCCGATGCCACAGGAGGCGCCAAGAGGATCGCCGGAGCCCCGACAGGCGCCCCGGCGTTGACCACCGCGTAGTAGATGACCGTGTTCTGCGGCGTGACGGCCGGCACGGCTTCGGCCTGCACGAAGTCCGGATGCGTGATCGTTCGGTACTTGAAGATCAGGCCGCGGTTGGAGTCGTTCAGGACGCGCGGGCGGATGCGCTCGACCCGGAACAGGTCGGACGGCACACCCGTGACCGTCGAGGCTCCGGCCGCGATCGACATGGTCGTGTTGTCGATCGTGAGGAAGTGGCCCTGGTAGAGATCGATGATCCCTTTCCAGAGTTCCTTGATCGCCTGGTTCCCGTAGCCGAGCAGTTCCGAGTCCGACCAGAAGGCGTCTGACGTGCCCGACACGATTCCGTTGATCGTGACTCGAGCGTCCGCCACGATCGCCGACATCAGCGTCGCCATCGCGCCCCCTTAGTTGTCGGGAATCGGTTCCCAGTACGCCTGCACCACGATGCAGCAGGCCACGCCTGCGGCGCCGTTCACGTACTCGAGGCCCTCACCGTTCGCCACGCGCGCCCCGCGGGTGCCGAAATCCCACGTAAACGCCGTCAGCGCCGGCGAGGCCGCCAGGGCCGCGACAGGCACGTCGTTCGTGATGGAGCGGATGCCCTGCGTCTGCGCGGCCGTCGTCGTGACCGAAATCACGATCTTCTGCACACGCAAGCGGTAGCCCGACTTGTTGGCAATCAGGGACAGGGGCGTGACGGAATAGTTGTCGCCGGCCGCCACGTACGCCGTGACGTTCGCGGCCTTGAATTCTCGCTGAAGCTGTTCGTAATCCATGGCGCTCTCCCGCTACGACCGCGCGCCCCGAGGTTGCCCCCCGGAGCGCGCCGTCTGGTTGATTACGCCTTGGTGGCGGCCGTGATGTCTGCCGCGATCGGCAGCGAGTAAATGACCGTCATCCGCGTGCGGCCAGTGCTGCCGCCCGTCGACGACGTCACCACCGTGCCGAGCACCGTGCGCGCCGAGGCCGAATACCGCTCCATGACATGCGAGTTCGCGATGTAGGCGCCCTGCACGCCACCCGCCAGTGCGAAGCAGATCGACTCGCCCGCCAGCAGGTCAGTCGCCTTCAGGTCGACAGCCGTGAAGAAGCCATCCGGGTCGGTCATGCCGACTTCCATGCTGGCCGTGCCCGTGTTGTCCCACAGCGCCACCGCCGTCACGATGATGTCGACAATGGTCGCGCCCGCCGGGATCGTGACCGAGCCCGAATACGTGCCGGCGCCAGCCGTTTCTGTGAAGGTCCGCTCCTCAACAATCAGGGGCGAGCCCAGCGCGAAGGACGGCAGCGGAATCGACACAATCGCCCCGGTGACGGGGTTCTGGATGTCGAGCGTGTTCGTTTCTTCGTTGTAGTAGAACCCGAACTTGTCGGGGAAGGGCGAGCCCGCGAGAAGGGCCGAGCCGCCGGCCACGTTGCGGACCGATTCACCGTACCGAGATGCCATATCGTGCTCCTGAAGGAAAGCGCCGCGCCACGCACGAGCGAGGCGGCGAGTGAAACTGAGGGCGCCCCGGGGACTCCCCAGGGCGCCCGTTCAGGAACCGATTAGGCGCCGCCCAGCAGGACGGTCAGCTTCGCGCCGTCGCCAGCCGTGGAGCCCGTGCTGCCCGTCGGCGTGGTGTCGGAACAGACCGTGAGGCCCGAGGCCAGCGCGAGGCCCTTCGGGAAGAACTTCTGGTCGACTTCGGCCGTGTTCTGCCGGAACGACATCAGCGTGGCGCCCGCGTTCGTGACCGCCGAGGCGCTGTCGTCCGCCTTGAAGATCGCGACCGTCGTGTTGTTCTTCTTCAGCAAGATCATGTAGACCTTGCAGGCCGCATCGGCAATGACCACGTCGGTGCCCGTCAGGTAGTCGGTCGAGACGACCTGCAGGTCGGGGTTGCCCTGCATCTGCGAGAGCCACGAGAAGAACTCGTACGCAGTGCGGAACGACGCGGCATCATCCTTCGGGATGGCTGCCATGTAAGCGGCTTTGGCGTTCGTGAAGTTCGTCAGAGAAAGGGCCATGTGCGAGACTCCGAAGCGGCGTTACTGGCCAGCGCCAACCGGCGCAGCAGACGTCACTGGACTGGACGGCGTAGAAGACGGAGCAGTCGGGGCCATCCTGAAACCCGACAACGCATTCACCGCTGGCGGTTTGACCAGCGACACGCGTTGCCCCGTCCGATAGAGAACCGCGAGTCGAGCCTCACGCCCGATGGCCCGCGTGCGTTCCTTGAACGCCCGGTCATTGTCGCGCTGTTCTTGCGCGTCCAGCGACTCGACCAGGTCGTTCACCGTTTCCGACCCGACATCGTGCTTGTCGCGCCGGTGGGCCCATGTATCCCGCCGACGCAGCACGTCGACGATCAGCGAGGCCGGGTGAATCGAGATGTTGCCGACGAGGCTCCAGTTCAACGGAACCAGACCCTCTGTCAGACAGACCGCCGTGTCGGGATGGACCGTTTCGCGCGGAAACTTGGCCGCGGCCATCGGGGCCATCAGTTCGTTGACCCGCGCCAGGCGGTACACCCCGCGCTTCTGCGACGGGAAAATCCGAAGCTGCGGGTCGAAGTCCCGCACCGGCTGCAGCCACCGCTCGTCGAGCGGCAGGAGGCCGTGCGGATTCGCGACGTGCCGCAGATACGTGTCGGCCATGTCAGTCGAAGCTCCCGACGGACACGTTCTCCATGATCCGCGAAACTTGCGCCGGTCCGTTCGACCCTTCGATCGCCGACGTCCGCGTGAGCTTCACGACTTCCTGCTGGCCCTTGAGCGGCTGCGCGTCCCGGTCGATCAGGTCGGTCAGCGTGCGGCCGTCCTGAGTCGGGTCGATCATGCCCATGTGGTCCTCTGGCGTCACGCCTGGGACCGCGACCAGCGATTCGAACTCGCCCGTCATTTGCATCGTGCCCGCGCGCGGATGCTGCTTGACGGCATACGGCACCACGAAATCCGGCACGAAGTTCTCGCCCGGCTCGAGGGGCCACTCCTGATTGTTGACCCGGACGATGAGCGTCCGGTTCGTCCGATTGATGACCGTCTTGACGTTGCCGTGGAAGAACCCCGTCCGACCGCCGATCGTCTGCATACCCATCTTGCGCTCCCGTTCCTGCCGCTACAGGAAGAAGAACGAGGCGCGCTAGGATTCCAGCCCCAGCGCGCCCGCCCCGTGCGCGACGACGTTAGTCGCCGAGCGGTCGCACGATCGAAACCGTTGCGCCCGTGATGCCGTCCATGCGCCACGCGAACGCCGGGTTCTTCGCCCAGTAGTTGTAGCGCAGGCGATACCAGGCTTCCTTGGCATCGATCGCTTCACGACCGAGGCCCGCCGGGAACCACTTCCCGTTGTTGTTCGTGACCCACTCGCCACCGCTGGACACGTACCGGCGCAGCTTGGCGCCTTCGACGTCGAGGCCGAGCAACATGCCAAACGGGAAGTCCCGAATGGCCTTGACCGGCACTTCGCCGACCGTGATGTCGCCCTGCTTGAACGCCTTGGTGCCCGGGTCCGGGTTCATCAGGTCGCGGTCGGCGTACCGACGGTCGGCCTGGGTCAGCTTGATGACCAGACGGCGAATCGAGTTGTGGCAGAGCATGAGCGACGTCGTGCCGCCGATGCGGGTGTCGAGCGCGTCCGCCGCGATCTGCATGCCGTCGACCGACAGCACACCGACCGACGGGATGACATACGAGCACACGTTGTCGACCATCGTCCGGTCGACACCGCCGTAGTTCGCCATGTACGTGCCGTCGTCGAACAGGCCGATCATGCCGAGCGGCCACTTGTTGTACTCGGTGTTGACCGCGCTCGTGACGTCGGGATTGGCGACCTTCACGATGTAGTCGTTGTCGGCCCATGCCGCGTTGACCGCCGCTGCCGTGGTGGCCGTCAGGCCCGTGGAGGCCACCGCCAGGATCTTCGAGATGCCGGCCCGCAATGCGCCCGTCGCCGGGTCGATCGCGCCGACATAGAAGTCCTTGGTGAGAAAGCGATTGCCGAACACGCTGCCGGCCACGCCGCCAGGCGAGTCGACCGTCAGGGTCGTGGTCGTGCCGGGGTCGCCGTTCAGGAGACACAGCACGCCGCGGCCGTCATACGACAGCGCCAGTTCCTGCCGGCGCGCCAGGTCGTCGACCAGCGCGTTGAAGTTGTTGTCTTCGACGCCTTCCCATGCCGCGTCCGACTTCGACGCGTCCTGAATCACGTCATCGGTCAAGGGACCGACCCGGCCCATCATCTTGAAGATGTTGACCGTGATGTCGACACCGCCCTGGATGTCGCCTTCAGCGAAGTAGCCGTATTCCGCACAGAAGAACGGCGATTTATTGCGGGTCGTGTGGTGCGCGTAGACCACCTTCTTGCCGCCGTACTCCTTCGCGCTCGACTTCTCCTCGGCAATGTCCTTCAGGGGGTTCTTGTTATTGACCCCGTCTCGGACCCACTCCGCGTCGTAGAAATCGGTGAGCAACCAGTCGAGGGTGCCGGTCGTGCCGGCGGTGCCCATGATCACGACGAACGGGATGGCTGCCGACGCGTCCTGCGTCGCCGCGGCCCATGCGAGTGTGATCAGCGCCAGCAGTGGCTGCGCGAACTGCCACCGATGGAACGAAAGAAGCATTGCCGCGAACGCCGTCAAGATACCCCGCATAGTGTCGTCTCCGTGTGCGCCGTCAGGGGCCTAGCCCCCCATGCGCGTCTGTGCCGCTACTCGAGCGGCTTCGCTGACTGCCTTCCGGTCCAACCGTTGGGGCTGCACGCCCGGGCCCGGTCCGGTTCGGGGCCCTGTCCGGGGCAATCCCCGGACCTGCTGCACTTGCTGCACCGCGGGCGCCGCGACTTGCGCCAGCGGCTGCCCTGGAACTTGCGGTTCGCCTGGGGCCTTTCCGGGCCCGTAGAAGTCCTGCAAGTCCTGCACAAACTCTGTCAACAGGCTCGAATCGTTCATGTCGTAGCGCCGTCCGCGCTCGCCCGACTGGTCCGAGTCGATGTACGCCTGTAACTCTCGAGCAATCCGGCCCGCCTGCTGCGGCGTGGCCGACTGCGGATCCCGCCCGCTGACCTTGGCCCACTCTCGAGCCGCGTTCATGGCCGTCTCGTGCGCCGTGCGGCCAAACAGGAAATCGCGCGTCTGCGCCATCTGTTCGAACTCGCCGTCCGTGACCGCCTTCACCAGCCGCTCCGCGTGCTCAGGCGACAACTTGCCGAGCGCGGGGAACAACTTCACGATCGCGGCCTTGAGGTTCGCCTCCTCCGGGTCTTCCGCCGGAGTCGCGCCTGTCAGCGTCTGAATCACACGCTGCTGTTCGGCCGTTCGTCGCTGCGCGGCCTCGAGCCGCTGCGACTGCTGCGACATCGCATGTCGCGGCACCCACCCCTCACGCCGGACCCGTTCCGCGAACTGCCGGTCGGTGAGGCCGGCCGCCGTGGCGTCCGGATTCCGATTCTGCGACGTATCAGCCGGAACCGCCGCGACATCCGGCGCAATCGACTGCGGCTGCTGGGGAGGAGCCGCGTCGCCCTCCACGATGCCCATCAGCGCCACAACCGCGCCGGCGTCTGCCCATCCCGACCACGCCAGCGCCAGCGCCACAACCGCGCCGACAACCGCGCGTACACGTCCCGAGAATCGAAGGTGATCAGTGAATCGCATCTTGTGCTCCCTGCGTTTTTTCCGTGGTCCGCTCCACGTTGGAAGGCCGTACCCGAGTAGTTCAGGCGGAAGTGTCGTTCTTTTGACAGAGGGAGTCAAGAAAATGCCGTACGTCAGATTTCTGACAGTACGGCGTCAGGCGGGTGCGTCCATGCCGCCGCCACCGGGCGCCATGCCTGGGAGGGTGTCGAGCGCGCCGGATTCTTGGTTCGAATTGGCCATCGCGCGGCCCGCGCCTTCGGCGGGCGCGCCGCCACCAGGGCCGGCCGGTCCACCAGGGCCCGCGGGCGGCTGTCCCATGGCCTGCGCCATCATCGCGGGATTCGGCACCGGCATGTTGAACGGGTTCGACATCGCGATCGTGTGCTGCATCCGGTGCAACTCGATCGCGGCCTTGAATTCCGGGTCGTTGAGCATCCGGTCGCGCACCGCGTCGGTGTTGGCCCACAGGTCGTGTTGCTGGATGTGAATGCGGTGGTTCTGGACCGACAGCACCTGCATCGGGTCGGGCCCCGGCTGGCCCTCGTCGTTCCAGCGCATGAACTGCTCCTGCTCCGTGACGGCCGTGCGCGTGTGCGCGTCGAGTGACGGGACCAGTTCCGGAATGCCGAGGATCTGCAGCGCCTTGTTCGCGGTCGCCGGATCGTCGAACGGCACGACGCCGAATTCCTTGCCCTGCGACAGCGCGGCCCGCAGACCGAGCGACGTCTTTGGCTGCTCGGATCCATCCTCGACGAGAATCGTGACCGAGCCCGACAGCCGGGCCTTTTCGTAGGTCTTGAACGTCCACGTATCACTGCCGCCGAGCACCGGCTTGACGCGTTCGGTCGGCCCGTACGTGCGCTCGAGTTCCAACTGCAGTTCGAAGCACGCGCGTGCGGCACGTCCGCGGGCCTTGAAGTACGGCGTGAACATGCCCTGCGACTGTTCGACCAACAGGTTCAACGCCGAGAACGCTTCGACGCCGCCCGGCTGGATGCCCTGCAGCACGTCGCGCGTGCCGGTTAGACGCCGGATGTCGTTGATGTATTGCTCTCGGAGGCTGAAGAACGCCTGGCCTGGCGTGATGCCGTCGACGCGTTCCGGCCGCGCGTTCGATCCGGCGATCACGTTGTAGCGCGCGATCAGGCCCGGTTCGCCCGTCAGGCGCTGCACTTCGGATCCCTTCGGCTCGAGCCAGACGGGATTGGCCATGCGCTGCATGATCAACTCGACCATCGAATCGTTCTGGTTGAGCTTGTCCTGCAACTGAATCACGCCGTCGAGCGCGCCCGCGGCCCACAGCCGGCCGCCGATCTCCTCATACGGCAGATACACCCAGGGCCAGAGCACTTTGCCGTGAATGTCGCGATACGGCAGCGGGCCCGGCACGATGCCCTGCTCCGGGTCGTTGATGATGATCGCTTCGCCGTTGCGGCCACCGACCGAGCGCAGCCAGAGTCCTTCCGGATACGTGTCGCACGGCTTGACCCACAGTTCCGCTTCGACGCAGCCCTCCTGCGACCCGCCGCCGTCGGCCGTGCCGGGCGCGGTCGTCACCAGGTCGTTCATCAGGGCCAGCGAGCGGAACATTTGCAGCATGTCGCCGCCACTCGCCGAGTACTGCAGCCGGTCGGCGTACGGTCGGCCTTCGTACCAGGCTTTCGGGCGCCACCGATATCGGATCAACTCCGCGACGTCGTCCCACCGCTGGTAGTACGACGGGATCAGAATCTCCAGCGCCGACACGACATCCGTGACGCCGCCGCCGATGTTCATGTCCTCGCCGATCGGTTCGCCGCGCGGATCGACCGCGTCGACCAGCATTTCCGCCGGCGCGCCGCACGTCAGGCAGCCGTCGTCGTTGTCGAGCGGATTCTGCTGCGCCCCGCACGCCTGGCACGCCTGAAACTGCACGAACGTCTCGTGCGTCTTGGTGTCGCGATCCCAAAACGGATGGAAGAAGACCGTCCCGAGCGCCGGCGCCCAAAAATCGGCTTCGAACCACCGCGCGTCCATCTTGTGCTCGTCGCGAATGACCGGCTCGAGTTCGTCCGCCAACTGCGCCGTGATCGCGTTGATCGGATCCTGCCCGTTCGGCATGACGCGATTGGTCGGCAGGCTTTTCGTCACGATCGAGCGGATCGTCTGAATCGCGAGCTTGCACTCGTTCGTGACGGGCCGCGGAATCCACGTCGCCATGCGCTTGTCGCGCCAGCCCTTGTTCGTCGCGCGAATCCACTGCCGGCCGTTGATGTACAGCAACTTCTGCCACCACCCGCGCTCGAGGAGCGCCCGACCGTCCATGCCGGCCGTCCGCACACGCGCCAGCACGCGCCGCGCGGTCGTTTCGGCCTCTTGATCGCCCATGGCGAGCAATTCGTAGATGTCCGGCTCCGGCGCCAGTTCAGGCAGCATCGGCGGCAGCGCCGCGGGCATGCCGGCAGGGGGGAACATGGCGGTCGACGGCGGCAGAGGGGACATTGAGGCCATACAGGACTCCGACTACTACGAGATGAGGTCAGACGACAGGCCCGCCAGCCCGTCGTCGGTCAATTCAGCATCCGGGGCTGTCTCGTGCAACAGTCCCGCCTTCCCGAGCGCCTCGGCGCGTTCATCGCCGACATCGGACCACAGATCCGAGCCCGAACCGAGCGTTTCGTGCCGCATCGGTTCGCCGGCCACAATCGACGCCGTCTTCTGCGGGATCCCCGTGGCCCGGTACCGGAATCGAGCGACTTCATCGCGCAATAGCGTGAGTTCGACCGCCTGCAGGTCCGCCATCGTCGACTTCGACCGTGCTTCGGCCAACTGCAGGCCCAGCGCGTCGGCGCGCCGGATGAGTTCGACGTTCTTTGCCGCGATCGTCGCGTGCAAATCGTCGATCAGGCGCTCACGCGCGGCAAAGTCTGCCTCTCGAACGAGTCGGTAGCCCCACATGGCCGGTATTCTACGCCCTCAGCGGTTGAAATCGCCCATCGGGCTCTCGTCCGACCCGTAACGGCGCTCAGAGACGGACGTCCAGTCGTCCGTGACCCGCACTTGGTCGCCGTCGGAGTCCTCATCCCAACTCGACGCCTGTTTGGCCTGCAATTGCTGCCACCAGGGCAGGTCTTGCATGGCCAACTCGACTTCCGTCGGCGCCGCCAGCACCGACGACGGCAGTTCCGGCAGCAACTGGACCGCGTAGCGACACGCCGAGACGAGGTCGTCGTCTTTTTTGTACGGTTCTGCGTCCTTCGGCAGCCCCTTCGGCGTTTCCTTCACTTCCGCCATGCGGTATTTCCGCATTTCAAGGATCAGCCGCGGGCATTTCGTGGTCGAGACACGCATCCGCCGCGTGGTCATCCACGCGTACATCCGCTGAATGCCGGCCTGCACCGATCCGGGGCCGCCCGGCAGCACCTGCGCGTAAATCCCGTGCTGCGTCAGTTCGATCGCGGCCTGCGCGTCGCCGCCGAACTTCTGCATCGCCCAACGCGTCGGCACGCCGACCACCATGGCCTTGAGGTTCTGCGCGTGCTGCATGAACGTCAGGCGCCGCTCGAGATATTCGGCCACGACGGCGAGTCCCTGCGGACACGGCACGATCGCACAGCCGGCGAACGGATGATCCGTGCCCGGGTCGATGCCGATCACGACTTCCCGCGCCGGTGAAATCATCGGCCATTCGGGAATCCACTCACGCATCTTGTCGTCGTCGGCCGCGACCACGTCGACCAGGTCGCCAAAGAACGTCCCGCTCGGAAACTCGATCGACGCCTCATACTCGCGTCGGAACAGATCGGGCGGCATCGTCGCGCGTTCGCGTTCAATGAACTTCGGGTCCGTGACCGGGTTGTCGATCGACTTGAACGTGCAGGCCCAATAGCCCGTTTCGCCACTGGCGGCCGGCAGCCAGAAGTTCTTGTGACACCAGTCCTCACCCCAATCGGGCGACGACGTGAACCACGCGATGCCCTTGCGGACGGCAAGCATCGGACGCGCCAAGCTCCAGGCCAGCGGGTCGATCTTACGCGCCTCATCCATCCACAACCAGTCGATCGTGTCGCCGACCGCGCGGTTCGGATCGTCGAGGGTGCGGAACTTCGCCTGCGACCCGTTCGGCGCGGTGTACACCAGCCGGTCCGCGGACCAATGGGCAAGCGGATGCGCCTTCGGGTGCAGTTCCGGCGGCAGCCGCGCGAAGAACGCGGGAATCACGTAGTCGTAGAGTTCGGGATTCGACGGCGCGCAGCACCAGCCCTTCGAGCCCGGCACCGCGATCATTTCTTCGACCGCCGACAAGGAGCCCATGACCGTCTTGCCCGACTGCCGGCCCGCGCGCACGAACATGCGGTAGTAGCCGCGCACGCCTTTGGCGCCGCACGACGGGCAGAGCATGCCGCCTTCCAGAATCGACCAGGACAACTGGAAGCCATCGGCCGCCGAACAGCCCGACGAGCACAACACCAGCCGGCGGGCGTTCAGGAACGCCTCCATGTACGGGTTGTACTCGAGGGTGATGACCGGCCCTGGGGGCGGCAGGTCGTCGACGGTGATAGTCGGCGAGTCGTAGCTCATCAGTACCGTTCGTCGCCGAGCTTCGCGGCATCAAACGATCGCGACGGGCCTACGGTGCGCACGCGGGGCGCGGCCCGCAACGGCAGGGACGCGTCGTCAGTTTCCGCCGCGCGCGCGTCATACTGCGCCTGCGTGACCAGGCCCTGCGCCACGAGGTCTTTCCACTTGTCGCGTTGCGCCTGCGAGGCGAACGGCTTCGACGGTTGTTCCGGTCCCGGCATCGACCCCTCCCCACGCGCCGATCGTGAGGTAGATGCCCACGTCCGCGTCGGGGCCATGATACTTCTCGACCACGAATCTGGCGATCCGTTGATCGTCGACGAGGAACTGCTCGTCGACCAGCACGTCGACAAACCCCTTCATGGCGTTGTCGCAGTCCGGCTTCGAAATCTTCGGCAGCCAGCCCCGCGCGCGGTCGCGCTTCGACGTGTCGGCGAGATACGGATACACCAACACGCACTCGAACACGACCGCGTCCGCGATCGGCACCGCGGGCCGATACGGCCGCACCAGCCAGCGCCAATCGTCGAGTTCCTTCGACGTCGCGGCCTTCTTGAAGAACACCGGGATCAGCTTGCCGTTCTTCCCCTTGACGATGCGGGCGCGTTTGCCCTGCGACGTCTTGGTCGGCGGCGCGCAGCGGAGGCGAATCGAGATCACGAGACTTTCACCGGGACGACGGACACGTCCGGCCGCTGGCCCTGCGGAGCGCCCGAGGCAATCGACCCCGGTTTGACCGGCGGCAACGGCGTGTTTGGGTCCATGTGTGCCGGTCGGTTGACGACCAGGCGGATGTCGATCCGCTGCTCGGTAATCTGCGCTTCGATGGACTTGTGGGTGCGGAAGATCCCGCGGCCGTCGGCGATTTTCATCGACGTCCGGAGGTCGCCCTCGAGCACGGCGCGTTCGATGTTGTCGACGACGATCGGCAGGATCTGCTCGTCGATGCGCTTCAACTGGTCCGCGATCGTGGCGTCGGCGCGCACCTGGCGCAACGCTTCGAGCACACGCGGCTGCGACACGCCGAGAATGGCGGCAATCTGCTGGATGGAATACTTCTCGAACTTCAGGCCGAGCACGGCGCCGATGAACCGGGCCCGTCGGAGCTTGCCTTCAGGGGTGCGAATCTTCGCGTACTGCGCCTTGAGGCGCGCGACTTCCTCAGACGCCTGCGCCTTCACGCGGTCGGCGACGTATTCCGCCGGATCTTCGATCCCGTTGTCGGTCGGGTCCACGATCGGCGGCCGGCTCAGATCCTCACCCGGTTCTTCGCCGGTGCGAGGATCGACCTTCGGCCGATGTGGACGATGAGGCGCGCGCATGGCGACAGTTTACGCCGGGTCGCGATCGGGACCATCGCACCAGCCGCAGACCGTCCCGATCGCCGCGCACTCGCACGACCGCGTCGGGCGAGGCGCCTTCACAGTCCCTCCCGGCAAATCACGCAGTCCCGGCGCTTCAGTTTGTGTTTGCACTGGACCGACCCCGGATCGTCGATCACTTGCCGGCCCCGGCCGCTGCACGTCCCGCATCGGAGATGCTCCAGCTTGGTTTCAATCGCCCGCGACGTCGACGCGGTTTCCGCCGCGCGCCGCGACATCCCACTGCCCTCACAGACGGGACACGTCACCGTCGGCAGCCCGTGCGGCCAT